GCTCAGTGGGCTAAAAGTGGACCTATGGGTCCCTCCGCTAGCAGGTACAAAGTACCACACGAAGGCAACACCTGCCACTAGACTTCCTATCCCGGCGATAGTAAAGTCCTCCACTGTCTGTCGTCCTGACCGCTGGTACGGCCCCCGCGACGACTGGTTCCCTGCATGCTCGCCCGCGCCACTTACAGCGCTCCGAAGAGTTGCAACGACCACAGCTCCAAGCCCTGAATGGCCGATCTAGCCAGACAGTGCGACAAGGGTTCTGCGATCCCACTCGTGGTATGGACTCTCTTCCAGTGACCATCATGGGCATTGCTCCTCAGGCTGCATAGGCGGGGTAACCAGCCACGACAGACCACAGGTGTCTGGGACACCTGAACTCTTCCCTAGATTACCAGCGCATGCGGACAACCGTCCGTATGCCAGCCCTGTCTCCAGCAGACGAGGGCATCTAGGGCTCTCCTTTCTTCATCGGTTTCAAAATCCTCAGGGAGGAGAAAGAAACCAGGCACTTTACGCCGTCGTGCCTCTAGACGGTTCATTTGTTTCTTGACGACAAAGGAAACAAATGAAGTAGGTGGCCGGGCCACATACCGGTATGTCCGACGTATGAAACCGCAGGACGGATTCCATACGTCTCTCTTCAAACCTCCCCTCCTCCCGTTCTCCCAAGCGAAGCTCCGGAAAGCTTCGGCCTCAACGGGTGTCGGATCACGCCCAGTGATCTTCCTCAGAGATGTTAGGTCCTGTTCGAGACGGGACTCGGGCAACGCAGTGGGTACTCTTCTGCGCAACATCTGCCGCTCTCGCTTGTGAGCGGCATAGGACCAATGTCCTATCTGGGAGGGGAGGAAACCCCATCTCCTTCCGATTCTGGCGCGCTGGTACGCGTCCACCCAGAGGGTACCAGACTTCAAGACGGCCTCGGCCATATGAAGCATGCCCTGAAAATCGGAAAGAGCCCCGCCTCTCCTGAGGTGGCGTACCTCACGCCACCTTCCTCGAGTTCTCAAAAACGCGGTAGAGTTGACCTCAACCACGTTAGTCGCGATTATCGTCTTGTCTGTGTTGAGCCGCATCCCAGGGGGATAGTCCTGCACACAGACTCCTCGTGAGGCCGAGATGACACAGTCATCCCCATTCACTAGGAATCGCGCATCTGGGTCAAACCGTGCTGCCCATCGGGCAGCACAGTAAGACTGCAGACAGAGAAGAGGAAAGGAGAGGTAGGAGCCCATCATCTGTCCGTGCCGGACCCTTCTGTGATATCCCTCGCGCCCAACGAAAACAGGGCTAAGCGAAGCCTTCGCCAGAGAGCGAATGCTACGAGGTATCTTCACCGAGGTGAAGAACGCACAGTCAAGGATCACCTCAGCCACAGAGTGGTTGAGGTTGTCAGTTGCATTTACCAGATCGACCGAGGTCTGGTAATCTCTGACACAGACAGATGCCATCCGTTCTTCGGTCGGAGGACCGCAAAGAATCCAGTCGTACTTCCTGAGGTGGGAGTACATCAGTTTGTGAAGGGGGCCCAGCAAGTCGATGTCCTCATCAAAGATGAGCATCGGCCGGACCTTCCCTGCTGAGAGGATTTCTTTGTATCGGGCCTGCAAGACTTGAGTCCCTTCGGACTCAAACAGGCACCGACTTAAGAACTCTGACCGTCTACCAGACCAGAGAAGGTCAGCACGAGAGTGCCTGGCCTTCCTGGCAGATGGGTTAGGCAAATGGTTCCCGACAAAGGAGCCATATTGTCGATCCCAACAGGACGGAAAGAGGCGAGTAACTGTTCGTCGAACGAACTCGAGATACTCGTCGGATGGGGCTTGGGGTTGAGAGCAAGCAAGAGATTCCCATTCCTCTTGCTTGGACGGAGTGCATCGCCGACAACCTGCAGGCAGGTTTTTCTTTATCGAGCTCATTGAGTGGGCGAGTTCCCAACGAGATCGGCGATCCAGTCTCTGCAAGTTACAGAGACCGTCATTTCCTTTTCCCGGTCGCTGGCGACGCGGGAAAGCTACAGGGCGACGCTCCCTACCCTGTAGCAGAAGAAAAGAGAGCAAGCGGCTGAGTTCAGAGACCTCACAGTCCGGAAGTTCGCAATATGGCAAGCCATATCGAACCCGAAGCAACTGTAGGCCATTATGGACCACCTGCTTGGTGTGACGCTCAGAAACTGAGCAAGCACCACACCGTTTAACCTCAGAACCGCTGGCGGAATTATCTGAGGGGCCCCCTTTGACGCAGGGGTTACGGCTACGCGCTGTGCGCACGACCATCCGAGCAGTATAACGTAAGTTTCTGCAATCGGCTGGGTCCACTATAGCG